TTCGAAAGAATAAATATGGGCATATTCTTTTTCTTAACTCGGCCTCCTTGAACATATTTACCTGGAAGTGTCATTCTAGAACCCTGTAAGAATTCATTAAGAAATTGAACTGTCACTTGTCCTTTAAATTCGTCAAGATAGCAGAAGTCGAACTTCGAATCATCATAGCGGGCGAAATCATTATTTTTGGGAATTTCGAATCCTCTCATTCCACATTTTTCCAATTGCATAATCATAGTAGTTTTACCTGAATCAGGAGGACCATAAATATAGAATTGCTTCTCCTTGAATTCCCAATTTTTCAGGAGATTAAATCTTTTCCCTTGAATCTCCAAAATACATATTTTGGGTTGTTCATTTGGTTTTCTTTTTTTCTGCAACATATCTTCGTAATCCACTAAGAAAGTCTTAACAGAATTTCCATGAGTCACCAAGTATGGGCCTAATAATTCGTCACACATAAGATCATCGTATGTTTTTCCATCCCTTACAGCATTGAAAACCAATATATTTTTTTTCTCGATCTTTCTTTTTTTTAGTTCCTTCTTCTTGGCAACTTGCTGAATGATCGCAGGAATATCAAGCGATTTCGATATATAATTTCCATCTTTAGCCACGTATGCAACACAGTATTCTTTGTTTTTAACTTTTTGAATGTTGGGCTGTTTTCCTCCAATGTAATTAAAGAAGTCGGACCTTGCGATGTTGAGTTTTTTTCCAAACTTAATGTAAGCATGAAGGTGTGTATTTCCATCTTGATGTTTTTCACATGCGATAATATATTCTTCAACTGAGACTTTACTTTTTTTTTCAAGATTCTCAACTGCAACCTGTAGGGTAGTTTCACATTGCGGAAAAGTGAGGAAGACAGAGCGTCCCTGGAACCGAAACTTCTTAGTGATGGCAAGTTCCTCGACCCCATCAACTATAGTCGAAACAGGGTCCTTTTCCTTGAGGATAGGCTGATTTGAGTTGGAGGTTTCCGTAGGTATCTCTGTAGTAGAGGTAGTGTTGGCCGGCGGCAATATGAGTGAAGTAGAAACCAATGTATCCTTCTCCGAAGTCTGCCCAATAGTCGTCGCTGTGCAAGAGGTTTCGAGCCAGCTGCTCATCAATGTGGCAGAACGCTTTGTACTTTTCGGGGCCTCTTTCTCGCGGGTCATACACTACTCCTCGTCTAATTGTATGAGTCTTAGTGAGTCTTTGTTTTTTGAGTAATGGCTGCTCCAGCTTATACACGTTACGCTAAAAGGTAATATTAATAGCGTAACGGAGCGTGTATTTAAGCTAAGCCTCTAGCTTTAGACTGGTGCGGCATTGCGTTGACTTCGCAAGACTGTGACGTAATTTAGTGATGCGCTGCGCGCGGCGGCAAAAGTATTTATTTCCTTGCAGGAGCCACTATAATGAGACACCTTTTTTTGTCAGCAACACTTAACCTAATCGGGCAAATTATGAAATATAAGATCTCTATTAGTTGTCACCCTAATTCTATCGTATGTATGTGGGAGATCCCTATGATAAATCACCCTAACCTTAGCCCCTAAACAGTGTGTTTTTCTAAGAAATTGGCGGGAGTTTTGGATATAAATGAATGGTGGAAATTGTTTGGTTTGTGTCGTAGATGTCAAATTTTGGAGGGAATAAAAAGTATAAAAGAGATTATACCAAAGTAAATCCTATTGTTAAAACAGAAGAGGAAGAACCAGAATGCCTTATTATCCCCGGTTTGGGTCATACAGAAGACGGTACGGAAACAGACTTAGTTCTTATCCCATGCGGAGAAGTAGACGGGTGTACTCTTTACGTGGAATGTCGAGACCCGCACGTATGGGAGGGTTCTGGCCTGGAACAAGGTCAACATTTAGAAGAGTAACTGGTTACAGAAGAACAGCAAGATGGGGAACTATTAAAGCAACATATACTATACCTGAGAAGAAGTATATTGATCAATCAAACATAGCAGTTGCAATGGATGAAACACCAGTAGTAGTGTTGTTAAATGGATTATCATTAGGAACAAGTGCAACAAGTAGAGTTGGACAAAACATTTGTATGAAAAGTTTCCACTTAAAATTTACACTAAGAGGTCCAGCAAATACAACAACTGTTGGAAATGTGGCAAGTGTAATGACCAGAGTAATGGTTGTATTAGACCTACAACCGAATGGTGTATTAGCTAGTGGAAGTGATATCCTAGAGGATACAACACCAGGTATTGGAATTGTAAGTCCAATATATATGGCAAATGCAATGAGGTTCAAAGTACTGTTCGATCGAAGATACGAAGTACAAAACAATTTCACTCCAACTGCTGGTTCACAATTTAACACAATTAACTCATTAAGATACGATGAAATATTTGAAAAAATGAACCATTATGTGCAATATGCAGACAGTAACAACGGAGATATAACAGACATAAAAACAGGAGCTTTATTATTAGTTTTCATGAGTGAAACAGCAATAGTAGGAAGTCAACCAGCAATAACACATTATACTAGAGTAAGATATACCGATAGTTAATCTATCAAATAATTCTCTATGGAATCCTTACAATAAAGATCATTGATTCCTATTGGTGAAGCATTAATAAATTCGGGAAGCAACATATCATCTTCTTCACTTATAACTTGGTACTCTCCTTGACCCTTGAATTCGAAAACATTGAGGCGAGAGAGCAACGGTTGTAAGTCAAAGATTGTCTTATTAACATAACAATCATTCGGAGAATAATTCGAAAGAATAAATATGGGCATATTCTTTTTCTTAACTCGGCCTCCTTGAACATATTTACCTGGAAGTGTCATTCTAGAACCCTGTAAGAATTCATTAAGAAATTGAACTGTCACTTGTC